TTTTATTGATATCGTAGGAGGATAACCCGGTGTAGTCCCTAAAAGTGTAAAATTCGCAGTTATAATATTTTTGGCAATTGGAGGTTTTAGGTAAAGAGGTAATGTGGCGAAAAATGGAAGTGTACAATTGATAGTTCCAAAATACAATAAAACTTTTCCCGGCAAAAAAGTAAAAAATTGGACTTGAGTTATTCCATTTCCGGTTAAAGTAGCCAGTGAATAAATTTGATATGCGCTTAATTGAAATTCCGGTTGATTACCTTGGTATCTTAAGAAAAGTTGATCCCCTTGATCAGTCACGGGTTTACAATAGATTGATATTTCTCCAATATCTGTTTGGAACATTGATCCTGCGGGTTGTTCTAGTAATTGAATGACGTTATGATTTCCAGCATTTGATGCAGCATCTAAAGCCACATGATTGGCAGAAAATGCAGTATATAACGTCATGAAATTATTCAAAAAATCTAACTGAGATGTATTAAACTTATCCTTTCTTAGAGGCTTATTAGGGTTATAAGTTGGAATTGCTTGCGGGTCCATTTATTGACCTATAGCTAAATAATAAATAGTTTGAAGCTCGAAAGGTCCAAAAGTATCAAAATTTATTGTAAAGTTTGAGGGAGGAGAATTTATATTTGTGGCTGCAGGTGCGCGATTTGTTTTAGCTGCTACATTTTTTATACTAGCTGTCAATCCGACATATAATAAATTGCTAGTTGGCAATAGTGTTATTACTTGTCCATTAGTAGGATTATTTATGCTTCCACCATAAATAATAAAAGGGCCCGCTACAAAAGAGTATTGTTGTGTGTTTGTTGGCGTGGTATTAATTAACGGATATGTTAATTGTATAGGTGTTTGTGCGCTATTAGGCATGAAAAATAGTTAAGGTATCGAATTGGAATCGAGTTTGTTATATAATGCTATTTGTGTTGCGTTGGTGGCTGGATCTCCAGTTTGTGGCTGCATGGTCATGACTACGTGCATGCCTTGATAATTTTCCTCACCTATCAATGGATAATGATTTGCTGCAAATAAACTAGCAATCGTCTGATAGTTATTGAGTAGTTGCTTTTGAGATTGAAGGGTTGTGTCTGTCCCCTGAGGCACATTTATATTATATCCCATTGATTATCCTGAGGTGCCGGAGTATTCTGTTCCCAGGAAATAAGAAGATAATGGTCTTCCCGGTGTGCTAAATATCGTTGCTGCACGCTGCGTACCTAGCTGTTTTAACGTACGTCTATTAGCTAACTGCAATTGCTCTTGGAATATAGGCATCACATAAGCCATGCCTTCATCATCGGGAAAATCAGTATATATGAGTTTTGAAGCCCCTGCACAAATGAATAAATACCATTCGTTTAATTCAGGAGCAGCATCGTTATCAATCAGTTGCGTAGGCTGTTGACTGACTTGAAATTCTACTTGATAGACTTGCAACGGGCAGGGCCTGAAAACTATCTGTTGGTTATAGAATAACACGTCGACAGGCCTAGAAGCCTGATATGGTACTACAGCGGCATAAATATTAGCTGTAGAAGGTATTACAGCCGAATCAAAAGGAGTGAATGAATATGCTCCTGTTAAATAATTAATTGTTCCTACACTTTCACTTTGCGCATCGACAAGATCCCCAACATCCGAATTAGGATTAGGACTATCAGTTAGTACATATGTATAACCCGAACCAGCATCGCCAGAGTTATCAAAAGCAGATATTGTAACGGCTGGCTGTGTAACATTTCCGAATATATCTAATTGAGCCCTATAGAATGGTTTAGGAAAAATAATACCCGTATACGCTGTATCCGGCGGATTTCCACCCTGTCCAATTTGCTGATTCACCGAAAGGTTAGGCCATCTATTATAGAATGTAGTTTTATCTTGAAAATATCTCAAGAGATATCCTTGACAATATACTGGAGGGGTTATTTGAATATATCCTGGAGTCTGAGGCGCTGTTTGCCCGGTGTCTTGATCTGTCGCATTAGCCTCATAAGGGAAATCATAAGTATCCACATTAGGTATTGTAGTAAAAACATAAGTCTTTGAGAGTTTAATGTTTTTGAAATGCTCTGGAAGCATTAGCATCATAAACAAGTTTAGATATTCATCTATCTGCGAATCTTGCATTTGCTGGGGCGTATATCTAGCCGTCATTCTGCGGACTGTAGTCCGCATCATAGCTAGTGAAACTGTCATGGTGGATTTCCTCCATCAATTGGGTTGCCAAAAGTTCCATTATTAAATATTGCTCCCTCAAAAGAATCTTGATTTGCATAAGGAAGGGGAATAGGAGGCAAATAAGGACCCGATGAGTTAGGTATAACACTTGGAACACTATAAGCCGATGGAAGAGGTGAGGGGTAAGCAAAAGCAGTGAAATTAGTACTGTCTATGTTAATTGTTAATGTATTAGCTGTTAGTTGTGTGACTTGTCCACTAAGTGTATTCAATTGCTGCATCCCAAATATTTGAGGAATAAGAAATCTAACTTCCATTCCAGCTACATAATGGTGGTTAAAACTCGTCGTAACCACCATTGGAAAGGCTTGAGTGATTGACGCAATAGTCTTATATAGCAAGTTTTGATGTACCTGGACTTGAGAGTAGCCCGGGTAATATGTAATAACTGAATCTATATAACTAGTCATCGTTCCTCATGTAAAACAGCTGTACATTCAACCGTTATATTAGGCAGCAAAACCTATAGGGACAAAAGCGTATTTCTTGTTGCTAGTATCTACCTCGGCAATCATTGAATTTTCACCTAATGTCTCAGTTAGATTTTGAGGGCCTTCTTTTTGCACAAACTTAGGTGTATAGTAACAGGGGTTCTTATCATCACCACCATTCAATTGATCAGCAAAACCGCGTGGCAACGTATAGGTGCCACCATCTCTTAGCTCATACCATTTAACAGGATCAGTTGAATATTTAAGATAGGGGAGTTTAACCTTTTGGCCTGGTGATCTACGATTCATAAAACGACCCGTCACCAGTTGGCTATCAAAGATACGCTGTTTTTCAATTACATCATTCTTGTTTTTCTTTTTATTGATGTTGTTTACTTGCTTATCTATAATCTTTTGTTCTGTTTCATCAATCTCTCTACGAGGTAATGTTTTTAGTTCATGCCTTTTTTCTTCAAGTTTAATCTTTGTTTGTTCAAGCTCTTGGCGTGCTTTATCAATCTCTTGCTGAATACTTTCAAGAGTGATTTCTAAGCCTGCATTATCTTCTTTTTCCAATGTTGAAGGCTCAATATCTGTGTTCATAACTACCTCTTTTTTTACTTCTTCTATTTGTAAACTTTTAATTTTTTTTTGTCTTGCCATATTTTGTCCTGGTGATGGTACTAATTCGCAGGAGAAACTTAAATCCTCCTGCGAATATTTTTACTAAAACATCTATTCTAGACTATGTTTGGGGATATTCCTGCAAACTTGTGTAGGCCTCCCAACTCCAGGCGTCTAGTGTACTGCCTATCAAACCGCCCGTTGAAGCGCTGTTCGTTCCGTCCCCTGCGCCGATAAGGATACCATTAGAGGCTTGGTTTTGACGTGCAAACGCCAAGACATCCTGGTTCCCATAAGGCAATGGACTTGGCACCACGTTGAAAAGGTTGTTTGTATTTCCTGCACCTTGCGGTACCATTTGAGGGAATGTAAATGCATACGCACCAGATAATAGCCAATGCCCAGGGTTACTATTTGCAGCTACTGGATTGGTAGCAAAAACACCAAAGTTAGTGCTATCAACGTTTGCAAAAGTGACTGTTTGTGTTCCGATAGCGTTGTTAACAGCTGAAATGGTTGCTTGGAAAGGCAAACCAGAAATGCTGTTAGTAAGCTGAGGAACACCCCATGCAGAAGGCATATCAAAGGTAACAACATCACCCACAGCATAGTTTTGAGCTATTAATGTAGTGACTACCATTGGGTTTGCATTAGTGATCTTGGCTATCACCCTGTTTTCAGGGAAATATAGAGATTTCATAGGCAAATTATTATTACCTACCTTTTTCACAACACCTACTGAGGTAGTAGCCCCGGTAGAATCTAGCAATGTTGTGAATGTAGTAGTAGAGCCAACAGTAACAACAGTCATAGAAAGGCCACCAAATTGTGGTGCGCTTGTTACGTTAGTTACTCTAACAATATCACCAACTACAAAACCGTGGGCTGTGTTAGTTGTCCATACTGTGGTTGTGCCAGGTGTAAAGCTATTTACTGTGATAGCAGGCCCAGGAAATGGGGGATTTGCAGCATTAAAAATGGTGAAACCATTAATAGCGGCAATGCCCACGTTTAAAGGTGCTAAAATACCTGACACAGTTCCATTTTGTTCAATTTCAGCTGTACCGGCTGTCATATATGGGTTCCAGTATGCTCTAACAATCCTTGTAGATGTCAAAGAACCAGAAACACCAAGAGCAGTAACACCAGATCTTGTTAAGTTTTTCAACTTAAAAAAGCTGATTTTTTGCTGTAATGGAATAAAATACGGTTGTGAAGCAACGTTAACGAATGCTCCAGAGGTAATTTGAGTACTCATTATTTACCCCCTTATATTGCCACTTGTAGTGTGCATCTTAGATTCAATGCCCACGATGTGTTTGTTGTGTTGAATACTTGCGCCATTTTCCAACCTGCAGTTTGATATAAACGCAGTCTTGGAGAGGCAATCTCAGGCGGTGCATAGATGAATTGAGCGGAATAACCGTCAAGGTCAACCATGTCATAGGATTCTTGGCCTGGGATGAAGATATTATAAACATCTGAGCCAAGCGCCGAAGCTGAGGGAGATACAGAACCTACAGAGGACAAAAGAAAACGCAGGTTACGTATAGAACCCCATTCCGCCATCAAAAGATTGCTATTATTTGCATAATTAGCAACATTGATAAAGGAAACCATCTGGTCCAGATCAGCACTTAAATTAGTGTGAGCTAAACCAAAAAAAGCCGTTCTGACTGGTGCTGTACCGAATTTCAGTTCGCCTTCGATCATATCCATGATGAACTGAGCATTAGCAGTTCTTAATAAGCGAACAGCTTTTGAGCAATCCAGGGGACTGATGTTTGTTGGGTTGTCCTTTCTGTTACTTTTGTGACCTATTTCTAGGCGGGAAAGGTTCTTCGACCTCTCCTCTCATAGTTGCCTATGAGGTCAGACTATCACATCCACTTTCGTGGTCTTCTCGTTTAGTCGTTCAGGGTCTTTATTACGGAATCCATGTGGCCAGCAGTAAGGACAAATAACTCTTCCTTGAAGCACTTGAATGACATCTGTAAAATCAAATTGATGTCCTTCATAACATGAATATTCTTTCATAAAGTTCCCCCTTGTTGTCCTGATAATTTATGCTGCCAGGAGTTCCAAGTCAATTAGAGAAGATTTTACAACGGCAATAACCCTATTTTGTCTACCGTTGGTCCCTGAAGTACAATTGATAGGAGGGAAGGACCCTTCCATCATTGATCGCGCAAGCTGATCTTCAGTTTCACGAAGAGATTGCCCTAATGTGCTCACAGCACTGTTTAGGACAGGATCTTCGTTGATGAGCATAACTTGCTCTTGAAGAATCAAGTAAGTTCCGTACCAGTCTATGCGGGCATCTATGTCCAGAGCGGTTAATTGCTGCGCTGCTGGGTCTACAATACCGTTGCCAAGTGGAACAGGTGCTGTTAGTAGGTTTTGATATCTACGTCTACGTAGAATATCGCCTGCTTGTTGATCCATTGTAATGGGATACTAGCTGTTACTTTATGACCATATATACCGATGTATATCCACTTTTAGGTATATATGGCGGATATGTCATTTCTGCATATCTCATACGCTCTCACGTATGTTCAGACTCTATCTTCACCTTTTTGGTGTCTGACGTATAGTCGTTGAGGATTCCAGGTTTTTGAATGTTTAATATTTCATTTACAAGATTTATTTCTTCTTCACTATATCGGATACCATGGAAAAAACCTTTTGTCTTAGATTTTCTCATTACACAAAAATTCAGTATTTTTTCAGCTAGAAGTTTCTTCTCTCCTCTCAACTCTGATATAATCCATGAAATGAATTTTATGGTTCTATCCATACCGAAAATATGTATCTTCCATTGATCCTTATAATGATTAAATCTTCTCTTTACGAAATAGGTTTTATATGCTAGTTCATAAAGATTCAATATTCGTTCACATTCTTTTATCAACAAAGCATCAGTGTTAGTTAAGCAACAGTTCGGAGTAATATGCATATTATATCCTTTATTATTTGGTCTTCTGCTTTTTGTTATTACAAAAGAACCTTCTCCCTCCATTATTCCTGCTAACCATGCTTTATCAAAACCTAGTCTTTCCTGCTGATTGTCCATTGTTTCATCTCCTGGATTTTCACACTACAATATATATAATAATAGTAGTGTACCAGAAAGCTTTAGGAGTTTCCAGCAAATAGTCA